GCTAATTTTCCTTCAATCTCAGCTTTTTCAATTTTCAAATTATCTCTCATGTTTTCAAAATTTTTACGAACCGATGGCCATTAAATAATCAACGCGGTCGACCAACTCTGCCGTTGATTTTCTTCAATTGTTTCGGGAACCAGATTGCGCAGGACTGATGAGGGTGAAGAACCTACCTCACAAGTCAGGATCGCAATCGGGGTGCTTCTCTTCCTCGGTAGAAGCATTTTGATCCGAGGAGTAATACGCGATCATTTCATCAAATGATAGCGTTTTGAAGGTAATGACCTCTTTACCCTCAAGTGTGTCATACAGTTCATGACACAAGGACCGGAGCTTTTCATACCCACATCTGTCATCGTAGAAAAAGTACTCGCGTAACATAGCTTGCCACGATTCGACAGTTTGTTGCTCCAAAGTAATGACTTTAGACGGAAGGTTCCACTCACACATCTTATGTAAACTCGACGCATCCAAAGTCATTACATTTTTCCCAAGGCCCATATGGTACCTAAAGGTCCTCTTGAGAAATGAAACCTCACCAATTGTAACCATTCTGTGGACACCATCCTTCGCAGCACTCGTGATGTCCATATCCAATTCCGTTTTGCAAACACGAGCATAAATTTCAGGGTTAAACTCTCCCTGGAGATGCTCATCGATTCGCGCAATTATATCGTCGCCATAAGTGCTCAAATCGACGTATCTGTCAAACGACTTGGATATATTCCCAGTGGCACGACACAAACAGTACAGGAAGATGTAGAAATTCCGCAATCCATTTAGCTCGGCTGTTCCATAGCTACCACTAGGTAACAAGGCGGGCACTTGGAAGACATCACCATTGATGATAACAATGGGCATAAGAATATCGCTCAAAATACCTTTAGTGATCTTAATAGCGTCCGCATTATAACCTTTGGCAGCAAGAACCTTCTCAATCACAAACATGACATCTTCACAAACTTCATAAGGCGTATTCTGATCCATTCCCTTAACATCAGCGTCCATCATGTATTTCCCCTCTCCACGGTAGAACCGGCAAAACAACTCATCAGCATCCCTATGAGCATCAATACCGATAGAAGATTTGAAGAGGTCACTGTGTTCCATAATCATACTGTAAAATGGTCCCAAAAACATGCGACAGACCACCAAAAAAGCAGTTTGACCCACGTAGAACAGTCGCGTTTTCCCCTCTCGGATTTTGGAAGATTTACGTGGTTCATCCTTCAACTGGCCCTTCGTAATCGCTCCAACATGTTCGTCTCTGAGATAACGGGAAAGAATTTCATCGATTTGGGTCATTACCTCTTCCTTGGGTTCTCTAACCAGGATCCCATCTTCGGTGGTATATTCAATGAAATGTTCCCGTTTTTTCCCTTTCAAAGACGGGCCGGCAGCGGTGGACATGTTAACCGACTTGAAACATGTTCCAGCGATTCCGTTAATGGCCGTTTCAGCATCCACAGGGCTCATATCGGGCAGTCCTTTAATGAAACGATCCATCAAAAATTGTCGTACGCAGTTCCGAGCATGTGGCCACATATTACTCTTCTTCACCTTAGAAAGACCTTGGTAATTGACTTGAAATGGACACACGTATTGACCTTGGATGTATCCGGGCTTCATAACAGGTTTACCAAATACTTCAGCTTTCATTACCTTACATTCCTCCAGCAATGCACCAATAGGCGGATATGTACGACTACGAACCAACCGAGACTTTTGATTAATGTTCACGACCTCTCCTGTATTTCCCAAGTATCTCGCCGAGCCTTGACTGATAAACCTCATCATAGATTTCCTAGGAGGCGTGTCTGAGAGTTTACCATCCAAATCACGGGACTCGCTGAGGGGCACAAAAGTCTTCCAGCCCCCGGACAACGTCTCCACATCACGAAGGGTAAACAAGGATCCGAAACACTTATCGTCTCCCAGCATACCTGCTGTATGGATACCAATGATAGCAGAAGTATTGTCATATTTCGCAACAATAGGTGTACCGCACATACCATATGTGTGACCCTTATGAAGGTACTCACAGAAACCTGTTAGTGCAATGTCACCCATGGTCTGATCTGATATAATCTGCACTCCTGTTGGGACTATTCGCACTTTCATTGGAACCCCGCGCACGCTTCCGTTCGCTACTACATCGGGTAACGCTTTTGCTATATGACGCGTCACATCACGAAACCTCATAGGACCAAGTTGACATATAACCAAATCGTTAGCACCACCTCTCACTACCTTGAGGTCGTCTCGGGACAATGTCACGGACATGTTGCTATTACACTCATCAGGACTCATAGGGCGACCAGCATTATCCCACTCGATTACTATGGTGGAAACGTCATAGGTTGGACACATGGCGTGAATATTCCCGATAGCGATATTGGATAGAAGTCCAAATATACGCGTTATAGTTTTCTTGACCACACTACCATCGACACGTTTAGTCGTTACTATAACACTGCGCGTATTGTTTTCCAAAGTGCGCGATAACTCATCGACGGACCCAGTGTGAACTCCTCCAAATGGAAAAACTACATTGGCTGGTTTCGGCCAATGCCCAGGGTCATCACTCGGTTTGATAGGTACGGTCTTAACGGCTCCCACTCTATCCTCGATCTTCTGAACATTTCTCGAGGCATCAGATGAAGTGACAAAATTTGATGACTCAGTGCAATTTCGATCACAGATATATCCATCATCGTGGTACAGATATGGGTTATTCATAGGCATATCGTCAGATTGTCGTTTTCTTTTGTGCGTAAAGGAAATTACGGTCCTAAGCGCATTCTGTAATAGGATCAGTCCTCCAACAATCATTAACCCATTCTTTATACCAGTGAACAATATTGAAGAAGCAGAGGAGTAGCGGAATCTGGCTTTCACTCTATCTTTGTACCACCACATGTTCTGACCGCACGCTCTTATCTTCTTATCAAACCAGACATTGGTATAATATTGGACAATCGCGTACGTATTAAGAAAACTCAATGAACACAACGGCAACCATAAGAACCACAAGAAAGGTACAAAAGTGTAGAAAATGCAAGACAACCCAGAACCGGTAAGGACACGATTCCAGCTGAAACTAATAATAGGTTCCTGTTTAGTTTGAAGTCCTTTCAATAAGGATAGTCCAAAATACTGGAATCCATAAAAAGCCCCATGAATTGAATCTTCGGCCACATCGACAGCCCAATCGACCTTCTTTGTAACATTATTCTTCATACGACTCCAATTCCACGATACTTCTTCAACAGGCCTGTCCTCAAAAACAGCAGAAGGACCAGCAGCATCACGTACCTCCTTTTCTCGGCGAAGTTTGGCTTTGACACGTTCCACCGCCTGTTGCGTTATAACCTTTGAAGCCTCATCTACAGCTTTGTTCACTTGCAAATTACGCTGTTGATGGCGGATACAATGCTCAAAGAATATTTCTGTCAACTCTGAAATCGTGAATTCAATTTTATATCCATCCTGTGTCTTTTCTTCATACTGTTCCCAATGAGATTTTTCATGATTCAAAGCCTTAGCAAACCAGATACGGAAGAACCAATTATTCATCGAGTCATCCTTTCGTACCTTCTTTGAGTTAAGCATAGGTGTACCCATAACTCTCAAATCTTCTTTGACGACTGGTTCTACAAAGAAAAATCTTCGTAATACAGCTGCTGGGTTAGCTACGCTGTGTTCGAC